GAAGGTTTCTTCCATTATTTGGAATGGGGTAAAAACTTGATAGGGGTTAATCATGGTAACAAAATCAAGGCTCAGAAACTTGTTAGTGTAATGGCCAGAGATATGCCCACTGCTTGGGGAAGATGTACTTACAGAATGTGGGCGTTAGGTCATTGGCATCACCAGAACACTTTAGAGTTGGATGGTTGTATCGTTCAGAAATTTGGAACATTGGCACCCTCAGATTCTTACCACGCCGAACATGGCTATGGGTCCAGTGCTGTCATGGAAATGATTACTTTTAGAAAGTCAGGGGGTAGGCATTCAACGTTAATTTATGAGATTGAAAAACCCGGAAATGAACCCGATATGAGGATAGAGTAATGGATGTAAAATCACAACAAGTAGGTGGGGACCACTACTTAAAAAATAACATTCAGCCTTGGGATATTGTTGACGAGTGGGATTTATGCTTTTATAGTGGTAATGCAATCAAGTATATCTTGAGAGACAAAGGAAATAAAAAAGAGGATTTGCTAAAAGCAATTCATTACTTAGAAAAGATGGTCAATGATTTGGAGGGTATAAAATGAACACGTCATATTCTAAATATAATATGTCTATTAAAATTAATTCAGAGTTATCACGCAATGAAACAATAATGGTTTATTGGTCGATTAGTGATGAGAACTTTGACGTAAGGGAGGAAGGAGATTGGGATGATATTACTGAAGACAATCTAATCGGTATCTATACTAGCTGGATAACGACGGCAGAAGTTCTAGCAGACTGCGATGACTTTCTTATCGAGTTAGACTCGCATGATGTTGACTGGCCAGACGTAGACCAAACGAGATTAGCAGCAATCGGCCAGAACGGTAACGATGGATTGGTCTACGAAAATGAGTAAGGGTTCAAAACGTAGGATTGAAAATAGGAAGAAGGTGGAAGATAATTACGATAAAATTGATTGGACTAAAAAATCTAATCAACCAAAATCAAGCGATAACCAACCACCATCGTTTAAGCAAAAGCTATAAGTTTTTATGGCACCAGCGTTTATTAATGTGTCTATTATTTTATGTATATCTGCTTCTAAGTTATAGAAATCTGACTTGTCCACAAAATGTAGGGCTAAGTCAGCGGCTGTTACAGCTGGTCCAGCTTTATTTATCACGTCTATCGCACCATTGACTAAATAAACACCCGCCAAAAATATATCTATGGTTCTAGCAACTTCACGTTCTGCTTCTATGCTAAGTCTGTCAAATAAATCAGCACGAAGTGAGTCATCATGAAGACGTATTATTGTCAGAGTAAAGTGCTTTATCATTCTCTGTCTATTTTGACTAGATATTTTCATTTTTGTATACCTCTCTTTTAAAAGTTAATCTTTTCAACTCATGCTTATGATAGTCATAGATTTGATGGTCGTAAGCATCCCAAGCATCCAGTGCCTCTAAATTTCTCATTAATTTCTCAACTTTGAGTATCTGTTCTTCTGTTGTTTTCATTTTATTATCCTTATGTTCTTCTGCCTCATTGCTGAAGCAGAAGAAGTTAGTTGTTTAAAAGTTGAAGTCATAAAAAGCGTAAGGACTTTCTTTAAGCATGAACTTCATGCCTTTGTGGACCCACCAGTCTTTGCTGTTCTTTTTCTTTCTGATCCTAATAACATCTGCTTCGGGGTTGCTTTCGTAAGTAACTGTTTGAGCATGTTGGTTGGCAACGTGACCAGAAAATCCACCAACGTATGTTGTTAAGCCTTTAATGTTGTGGTCAGTTTTCATCCTGCGAATCTCGATGGTTTTATCGCTGATCACTTTGACTATCTCAAATGCATCAACATCAGTGTACATATAATGAGACGCATGAGTGTAGTTGACTGCTATCTCATTTATTTTGAAAGTATGTTTCTTTCTTACTTCTTCCATATGAGCAGCATCACCCCAAGTTCCATCATCTAGAATTCTTTTGAAACTAGCCTCATTTTCAGCTGCGTCCTCTTCAGCTTCTTTTAAAGAATGAAACGTCTGGCTACCTTCACACCATCCCCAAATTCCTAAGCCTTTGGGTGAGTTAAATTCATATGTGCTTACAGTGTAGTGTGTTGTGTTGATCATTTTATTTTCCTTATCTTCTTTGTTAAGTTAGTTAAATTACTAACTTAAGTACTATCATACACTATGTAGTATTAATGTCAAATTTATTTTTAAAGTAATATTGCAAAGAGGGCTAAGAGCTAACCCTCTTCACGATATTACTTCTAAGCAAACTTTTCTTGGTGATCTTTAATGTATGTTTCGCAAGCATCTATCGCCGCCATAAGACTATCGCAGCTGTGACCATCAACTCGTGGATCATCTTCAGATTCTTTATCCGTCATGTAGTGTTTTGACCATACTTCAAATTCAGGATTTCTGTGCATATATCTATCACCCCATTCATTTTCTTTTACGTCAATATCTAAAAAGTCGTGTTCCTTTGCCATCTTTTGTATTTTAGAAACGCGCTCAATGTCTTCATTGAGAGATTTCTTTCTGATTTTAAGGTGCTTATCTATTGCCGCTAAAGTTGTCTTTGCATCTTTGATTTGTGCTTCCCAGTATTTGATCCGTTCCGCAATGGGTTTACGTTGATCTTGCAGCGGCTTAATCTTATCTTCAGTAACAACTTTAGTCATTAAGCTTTTAACGCGCCCTAGTTCGTGTTGAATTGTCATGTTATAAGTACCTCCGTCGTGAAGAATGCTCGTTGTCATGTTCTTGTTTTTTGTCTTTTAAAATGTTAACCGCATCTCGTCTGCACTCTTCTTTAGTATCATATTCTCCGTCTATTATTAAATCTCCCTGATGTTTGTGATCTGCGCTAATAAATCCTTCACTATCCACGGTGAGTGTTATGCCTGTTGCTGACCATAAGTTTCTCATTATCAATATTCCTTTGTTAAGTTAGTTAAATTACTAACTTAAGTACTATCATACACTATGTAGTATTAATGTCAACTTTATTTTTGATTCAATTGATATGTGTAAGCAATCGGTGCTACCATGTTTGTAGGAACATATATGAGAGGTAGGAATTGATGGCTTATAAGAACTCTGAACGCAAAGCTATAGCTGATAAGGTTTGCGCTCTAATGCAGACAGGTATTCCGTGCGGTAAGGCTTGCGCTAAGGTGGGTATTCCTAAGACAACTTTCCTCGGTTGGACTAAAGGAACAGGGGGTATCCCCGACCAGTATGCGCACGCGCAGGAAGCAATGATACATAGTATCGCTGAACAAATCATGGCTATAAGCGATGAAACGCCTGTAACCATCGTTGACCAGAACGGTATCTCTCGCTATGACTCTGCGGCTGTTCAGCATCAGAGATTACAGGTTGACAGCCGCAAATGGCTGCTCAGTAAGATGATGCCCAAGGTGTACGGCGATAAAAACGTGCAGGAGATAACTGGACCGAACGGTGGACCAATTACATTGGCGGCGTTGGACCTGAAGAACTTATCAGATGAGGAATTAGAAAGCATGGACTATCTCATCGGCAAGAGTACAGATATTGATGGGACTGTCATCGAATGATTAAATTTGACATTGTTTGTACTTCCTGTATAATAATAACTATTAAATACTTAATAAAATGAGTGCAAAACATACGCCAGCAGCTGTAGCATTAGCGATTAAAAATGAGAAGGATAGACGGGCCGCCAGCGCATCGCTGTACGAATTTGTTAGGCAATGTTGGCATGTTGTAGAGCCGGGAGTGCCATTTGTGCACGGTTGGCATATACAAGAGATATGCGAGCATTTAGAAGCTATTTCTGCGGGAGAAATGCGTAAATTATTGATAAATATACCTCCAAGGCACTCTAAGTCTACGATTGTATCAGTTATTTGGCCAATGTGGGAGTGGTTGACAGATCCAAGTCAAAAATTCCTCTGCGCGTCTTATTCTGGCTCACTTTCTATCCGTGACAACTTAAAAGCGCGTAGATTGATACTTTCTCCATGGTATCAGGAAAGATGGGGCCATATGTTCAAGTTAAGCGGCGATCAGAACGCTAAACAGCGGTTTGAGAACAGCGCAACAGGCTATCGTATAGCTACATCTGTAGGAGGTACTGCAACAGGTGAAGGTGGCTCTAGACTCCTATTAGATGACCCTCATGCAGCACAAGAAGCTCAATCGGATGCTATACGTGAGTCTGCGTTAGATTGGTTCGACCAAGTGTGGTCTACACGATTAAATGACCCTAAACGTGACGCAATGGTCACAGTTATGCAGAGATTGCATGAAAGAGATATATCTGGCCATATATTAGAAGAGATAGGTGGCTGGGAACATTTAATGATACCAGCAGAGTATGACGGACGTAGACGTACAACTTCGTTGGGTGAGTACGACCCACGAAAAGAAAAAGGTGAGCTAATATGTCCAGAGAGATTCGGAGAGAAAGAAGTAGCCGACCTGAAGAAATTATTAGGTGTCTACGGTACAGCTGGACAGCTACAACAGGAGCCTAGCCCAGCAGAAGGCGGTATACTTAAGACAGGATATATTGAAATGTGGCCAAGCAAAAAAGGCTTACCACCCTTTGAATATATTTTACAAAGTTACGATTGTGCCTTCACGGAGAAATCCACCGGAGACCCAACTGCGTGCACTGTTTGGGCAATATTTACCCATGCAGGTCAACGAAACGTAATGTTAATTGACGCATGGGATGAACATTTAAGTTATCCTGATTTAAGAGCTAGAGCCATAAAAGATTGGACAACAGAATATGGTGGCATGAGTAAAGACAGTCAATTTTCTAGAGCACGCCGACCTGATAGAATATTAGTAGAAGCTAAGGCAAGTGGGCAGTCATTACTCCAAGATTTACGCCTTGCCAATGTACCAGCAATAGGGTATAATCCCGGTAACGCGGATAAAGTTTCTAGAGCACATCAGGCTGCGCCAACATTAGAACTTGGTATGGTGTGGATACCTGAGTCAAAACAAAATCCCGGTCATTATGTAAGCTGGGCAAATGACTTTGTAAAGGAGTTAGCTAAATTTCCTGTGGCATCTCATGATGATTATGTTGACACATTTACCCAAGCAATAATTTACTTTAAGAATGATAGATGGTTTGAGCTACCGCAAGCAATAGATCCAGATGAGCGTAAAGCCTTACCGTTTAAAGCAGTTAACCCATACGCAGCTTAGGAAAGTACAAATGGCTTTAAAAGATGATTTAGAATTAAACAAGCCAATGCGAACCCCATCGCACTCCAAGAAATCTCATGTTGTTAAAACGACAGTAGACGGTAAACCAAAAATAATTAGATTTGGTGAACAGGGGGCTAAGACATCTGGAAAACCTAGCCCTAACGATTCAGCAAAAACAAAAGCAAAGCGTAAATCATTTAAAGCAAGGCACGCTAAAAATATAGCAAAAGGTCCAGCATCAGCGGCATACTGGTCAGATAAGGTCAAATGGCGCGATGGTGGTTATGTAGACGGTTACCCTACAGACGGAGAGATCGCAGACATAGGCGCTGATTTTTTATCTGGTGTTGCAGGACCTATTGCAGCTGCTGGCGTATCTTTAGCAGAACAAACATTTACCGATAACAACATAGAAACATTAAAAGCAAATAACGAAAAGTACAATAGGGCATTAAACTATACCCCAAGAACTGAGACTGGTTACAACGTCAATCAGGCCGCGATGAAAACATTGGGAGAAGGCGTTACCGCAGTAACGGACGCATACACCGAAAACAAAGATAACTTGGGCTATGTCCCAGACGTAATTGACGCGGGCGTTGATTATTACAATACCATGGACCCACGCAACCAGTTTTTAGCTGGCAATGTTTTAACTGTGGGCGAGGTTTTGCCCCTAGGTAAAGCCGCTTCTATGGCAAAAAGAGCGAGTAAAAACAAAGCTGATACAAATGCTATAGCAGGAGCAGCAGCTAACGTTTTACCAGAAGAAGCCAACATTCCACTACAGACTAGATTAGAGGAGATGGGCGGCAAGTACAACATGGATGCTTACCATGGTTCCCCTAAGTCTTTTGATAAGTTTGACCCTAATTATGTAGGAACGGGAGAAGGCGCGCAGCAATATGGTCATGGCGCTGCTTATCTCAGCGAAAGCAGTGACTTCGCTAAAACTTTCACTCCGCGTGATATGGAGTATGAAAGAGCGCTTGGCTTGAAATATTCAGCCCTTGAAAAGGCTGGCGATTATGAGGGGGCGCAGATTTATGAATATGCCATGCAACATTACACTCCATCAGAAATAAGAGCAATGGCTATAGACCCTGATAGTGTTCTTTATGATATGCGAGAAAGGGCTATGGATATAGCCGATGAGATTGACGAGATACCAGTCAAGGATTTCTCTTTATATAAAGTGCAGGTAGACGATTATAAAGTAGATAGAATGCTTGACTTGGACAAACAAGTAATTGACCAAGATATTATACTTGGATTACTAGAGCCAGCAATACCCGGAATAGCCGCAGCAGCTAAAAGATATAAAGACATAGATATAGATTTAAAGAAACGTAAAAACATGAAAGCGCCGGGAGCAAAAAAACTTCAAGCCGAGGCAAATAGAATAGCCAAAAAATTCCCGCAGCTAAACCAAACAGGGATGAGTTTTTATCGCGCAACAGCTTTTAATAAAACAGCTGGAGACAGTAGAGGTCAAGCGGCGGCTTCTTTACTTCTTAACGACTTAGGGATTGCTGGGAATAAATATATTGACCCATATTTTGAGAATGGAAAGACTAGAAACTTTGTAGTATTTGACGAGGTTGACGCAAAGATACTTAGTCGTAACGGTAAGGACATTAAACGTGAGTACACAGATGTAGAGGTCCGTGGTTCTTTTGATGACGGTAAAATTACACCAACAGGAGTTACAGCTGCACGAGATGTTGCTGAACTGAAACTAGCGCAAGAGCTTACTGAAGACAAGAAACTTTCAGAAATGTTAGGCGACGCTAATGTAGTAGGTAAAGGCAATAGGATTGTTACTACTCAAGCCGACAGGACGAGGATCAGAGACGGCGCTGGTCCGGGATACCCTATAATTGGCCAAGAGTACTATGAGATGGCAGAAAAGTACTATGCCATGACGGGTAAAATAATACCAAGACTAAACATAGGCAGTAATGATTATCCTGTATGGGCGGTTGATGATAGTGGAGTCGCTACTGCTCTTATGAATAATCTTAAGAAGCAAGGCGATATGCTTATACCGATGATTGGAGGCCCTGAGCAACTTATAACAAACTCTATAGTTTTTGGCAGACTAAAGGGAGCTTTCTTCGACGCTGTTGACAACGGTAAGTTGAAAAAAGATTTAGCAAAAAAGATGAACATTAATCTAAAAGCCGCTACAGGAAAAGATTTAGATATTAGAGACCCAGCATCGTGGGCCGAGCTTGAGACTACCTTTGATGGCCGAGCCATATTAGGCGGTATGATGAGTGGTACAAAAACTAGATTAGGTAAGAAAGACCTTAAGGCACTTCGCACCTCAATAAATACACAGCGTAAACTAGACGGATTAAAACCACTTGCAATGAAACCTCCTACGGTACCTTTAGGTGGTAAAAACAGTCAAATATTTAAATTTGACGATATGTTAGAAGAAGCAACAGAGTCTTCACTAAGGGGAGCTGATACTTTTTCGGTAGGTCCGAATGTAGTGGTACCAAACAGAAAACTTGAACAAGTTTCAGCTAGTGATATGCACTCTGGCTTTGAATATCAAATAATGGGAGAAAGATTGCCCGGCTCTGTAATACAAACTCCATTGGAAATTTCACATCCAGCCTTTATGGAGTTTGTAAAATATAAAGAGAGGGTAACAGGGAAGCCTTTTCCATATGGAATGAATGCTAGGATGGGAATAGCAGAAGATAACAAAGGTGGATTTCCTTCTGGTTTACCCAGCCAAGAAATAACAGAAGAATATTTAAAGTGGTTACAAGCTAACGGTTACGCTGAAGGCGGAGCTGTAGACGCTGAAGAGTATAATAAAGAAAAAATAGACATGCTGGCTAACCAGTTAATTGAGGGTTTTGCTGAAGGCGGCTATGTAGAGGATATGGCTAATTATGCCCTTGGTCCAGTTGACGTGGTAGCTGATGCGGTTTCTGGAATTGTTGGTCCTCCTATATCGGCAGCGATGTCTGGGGCAGAGCAACTGTTTACTGATAACACTCTAGCTGAAATGCAAGCGACAAAAGAGATAAGAGATGATGCTCTTAATTACAATGCTAGAACACCAAAAGGCATAGCAATTAATCGTCAGTTCAATGAGGACATGTCACAGGGAATTGAAACGTTAGCAAGAACGTATAACGAAAATACAGATAGATTAGGTCCGATACCTGACATGATTGATTATGGTGTTACTGAATATCAAAAGCTACAACCTGAAACACAATTTGCTTTAGGCAACGCACTAGGAACGGCTGAATTGGCGGCAATGGGTGTGGCTGGTCAGCAAGTTCGTAGGGGAATGCAACAACGAGCTGATTCCGAAAAAATTAATAGAGCAGCTGATAACGTACCGACAGACGATGCCTATTCTAATGTACGCGAGACATTAGAAGAGATGGGCGCAAGACAGCTAATGGTTAAGGATAAAGGCGGCAATTGGGCTAAAGATAATTTGGACTACCAGCTTGAACCATTAAAAATTGGAAAATCAAAAGCGTTAAGCAAATGGGTAGATCAAAAAATCGTACCCTACATTAGAAACAATATGGGTACGGGTAGAAACGATCCATTAGTTGCGTCTGCGCTTGAAGAACAACCATCTTACTTTAATCCAGATATTCGCCGTGCGGAAAGAAATCCATCAGAAGGGCCACTCAATAACGCTGAACTCTTAAGGTCTAGCCTGATAATCGAATACCCACAAAGTGTTGGGTTGTCTGGTGGATTGACTCCGACTGCTGCTAACAGGATAGAGAGGACCGGTGATGATTTAATAGGAGTGTACACAGTTGATAGTCTTCTTAATCCTAAAAATATTATTGAACCTTCATTCCAGACTTCAACAAATCGGCCTACGGGACCTAATTCATTATTTGAACAAACTAGAAAAGAGCTTCAATTTGACATGTGGATAGCTAATGCACCCGATGATTTATTGAGGGAGGCTCCATTATCTGATCAAATTTTTGACGAATATCGCGTAGAACTGGATGATATTACAGATGAAATGGTCAAGCAGAAGCTAATAAAAGACAATCCTTGGCTTGCAAACGCCGACCCATCGACTAAAATTAATGTATTAGATGACTTTTATGATGGGTCCTCCGTAGCAAGCGATTTACAGCTCAATGCATTAATGGATGGACTACAAGAGCTAACCTATACAGATAATAACCTTCCGAGTAAGTTAGCTCTTACTGATGAACAGTTAAGTAAATTAACTATTGAGCAAGCATCAAAAAGGGTAGGCGAACTTAATATTTACAAAGAGAAAGATGCTTTCAAGAGCAATCTTAAAGATAAACCTGTACGCTTCAATGACCCAGAATTACAGCTAACTAATTTTAGTCAAGACAAAGGGATGAAGTGGGTAGACCTTAATGAAACAGATAGCGCTGCTGGAATGGGAGCTTGCACCGCCATTGGCAAAGCTGGCGGTTGGTGTACGATGGCCAAGCCAGAGGCTCAGGCTTACACTTCCGATGACAGTCAACTCATTGTCGGACTAGATGGGGATGGGAGACCTCACATACAAATAGGAGCCCAAGTTATACCTGAAGATTTTTTATTCAAAGGCTCTCCTAGCCAGATAAATATAAATCAGATAATGCCCGTCGAGAATACTTTTGGTGGCAGTAAAGCTCAAAGTTATATAAAGCGCGACCCAGATTATGAAATTAAAATTAATAAATCATTGGCATCTTTATTAAACGATATGGATAAAACCAACGAAATTGAGATAGGTCGTAGGGCGTCTCGCAACGCTGCAATAAAAGGCTTCGACATATACGATACTAAATATAGCGGGTTCGTTAGATCGTTCTTTTTTGATCAAAGAAATCCATCAGAAGCAGACAAGGCCATTGCGCGACAAGGGCTTGATTTTTTTAATGGAGTGGGAACGAACGCTTATGAAGACGCTGCAGCGCTTGTCGTTGGCACTAAAAAACTTTTAAAAGGAAACAATAAAAGATTTTTAACCCACAAGGAATTACAACCTTACATATTAAAAGCATTAGAGAAAGTTGCTCCATCAAAATCTGTAGACGGCTTTGCTGAAGGCGGAGCTGTAGAATATGATAAAGAAAAAATAGATATGTTGGTTAAAGAACTTCAAAACTTTGCCGAAGGTGGTATAGTTGAAGAAGAATATGATCCAATCCGTATAAACCATAGCGCCAACTTATTATTGCAGGAGATTTAATGTGGCTGAAGAAGTAGAAGTAGAAGTAGAAGAAACAACAATGATAGAACTTCCGATAGAAGAACTGGAAGTTGAAGATACCGAAGACGGTGGGGCGTTCATTCGCATGGAAAGTGTTTCTATACGCGAAGGCTCTAGTCACTTTGATAACATTGTGGAAGAGGTTGACCAAAGCCTTTTGACATCATCTATCGCTGACTTAATGACTAAGATAGAGCGCGACAAAGAAGCGCGTCAAAAAAGAGACCAGCAGTATGAAGAAGGTTTAAGAAGGACAGGTCTTGGTGACGATGCACCGGGCGGAGCGCAGTTTAGCGGTGCCAACAAAGTTGTTCACCCTATGCTAGTTGAAGCCTGTGTTGATTTTTCTGCAAGATTTATTAAAGAAGTATTCCCGCCAACTGGCCCAGTAAAAAGTAAAATTATTGGAGAAGCAGATAAGGGTAAAGTAAGCAAAGCTCAACGTAAGACTGAGTTTATGAATTGGCAGACAACTGAACAGATGGTCGAGTTCCGTTCTGAGCTTGAACAGCTTAGTACACAGCTTCCATTGGGTGGCGGTCAGTACATGAAGTTTATGTGGAACTCACGTTTCATGCGTCCAACTTCTGAGTTCGTTCCTATTGATGATATCTACCTTCCTTTTTCGGCTACTAACTTTTATACAGCTGAACGTAAAACTCATGTTCAGTATGTTACGCAAATGGAATATGACAAACGTGTTGAAGCTGGAATGTATTCGGATGTGGACCTACCATCTCCAACAGACCCAGAATATAGTTTAGCTGAACAGGCTAACGAAAAAATTGAAGGTAAGCAGAACACGTCTTACAATGAAGATGGCCTACGAACTATATTTGAAATCTACACCTACATGGACTTTGATGACGGTGAAGGTTTAGCTCCTTATATTCTTTCTGTTGATAAATCTTCAGATAAACCTTTATGTCTTTACCGTAACTGGGAAGAAGACGACAAGAAACAAAAAGAACTGCATTGGATTGTAGAGTTCCCGTTCGTACCTTGGCGCGGTGCTTATCCGATTGGTTTAACACACATGATTGGCGGATTGAGTGGCGCTGCAACAGGTGCGCTAAGAGCGTTACTTGACTCAGCTTACATTCAAAACGTACCCACGTTGTTGAAATTAAAAGGTGGTCCAAACGGACAAACTTTAAATGTTCAACCTACAGAAATTGTTGAGATGGAAGGCGGCGCGCTTATTGATGACGTGCGCAAATTAGCTATGCCTTTACCGTTTGCTGGACCAAGCCCGACATTATTTCAACTCTTAGGATTTTTAGTAGACGCTGGTAAGGGTGTTGTTCAAACATCTTTTGAAAAATTTAATGACCAAAATCCTAATGCTCCTGTTGGAACAACGATGGCTATTATTGAGCAAGGGATGGTTGTTTTTAGCTCAATTCATTCTCGCTTGCATTCATCTATGGCTAGAAGTTTTGGTATTCTTCATCGTATTAATAGCATGTACTACACCCAAGAAGAACTTGATGCTTTAGATGCTGGGTTAGATATATCGGTAGAAGACTTCGATGGTCCTTCTGATGTTGTACCTGTTAGTAATCCTGCTATATTTAGTGAAGCTCAACGTTTTGCGCAGATACAAGCTATCATGCAACGTGCTCAAACTAATCCGCAAATGTACGATGCTTATGCTATTGAGGAAATGTTCCTTAGAACTTTAAAAGTTCCGCCTCAAGAAGTATTGAACCCATTACCCGGATCTGAAGATAGAGACCCTGTTAGTGAAAACGTAGCCGCTGCATTAGGTCAGCCTGTCTATGTTCTTCCTAATCAAGACCATATGGCTCACTTACAAGTCCATCTACCATTTTTAAAATCACCTATGTTTGGTTCAAGCCCAGCTATAGCCAATACATATATGTATCCAATGGCTCTACATTTAAGAGACCATCTGTTAAATTATTATTTATCAGAAGCACATAACGCTATAGATAAAGCTCAATCACAAGAACTCATACCAGAAGAAGCTGAAGAACAAGTAGGCGTTATATTAAAAGTTCAACAATTTATAGAACAACAGCTTGGTGAATTTGGTCAAGAGCTTGCTCAAATAACTGAAATGGCGCAACAATTTAAACCATCACGCCTTGTAGAAAAAGAAAGCGATGCAATGCAAATTGCGCAGCTTAGTGCTCAACTTAAACAAGGAGAACTTGCACAGCGTGCAGAACTTGAAGCGGCTAAACTTCAACTAGACCAAGTTAAACTAGAACAAAGTAATCAGATGGAGCAGTTTAAAATGCAACAAACTGCGGAACTTGAACGGGCTAAGTTTGCAGTTAAAGAGGAAGAACGTAAAGAGAAGGCTGAGTTAGCTGGAATGAGAGAAGTTTCACAGACACAAAGAAATAATATAAATGAAATGTCTGATAGTGACCGTCAACAAAATCATGAGCTAAACGAGAACGCACGCTTAACAGAAGATTTGGCAGCTAGAGAACGAATGAATACTCAAGATAACCAAACAGCTAGAGATATAGCGTTGCTTAAAGAACTAAACGACAAGTCTGGATTTTAGGAGGAACAAATGAAAACATATATGATACCTAGTAGAAATGTAATGAAAGGCGCTACTCGTGGTCCAACTCGCATGGCCAAGGGTGGCGATGTTAATATGGACTCGCCTGATGTACCTCAACACAAACGCATGGCAGCGGGTTGTTCATGCAAACAAGGTTCGGGTAGAAAATAATCATGAAAAATGTAAATCACTACGAGAAGAACGGGAAGCTGTTTACGGGTAAAACCCACAAGCATCCCGATGGTACTTTAATGAGTGGGGCTAAAATGGGAAAAACTTCCAAGACTATACTTCATTTTGGTGAGCTTAATGAAACCGCTAAAAAGAAAGCAAGAACTCAGTGGTAAGGGAGATGTTTTAATGGCAGCTAAGAAAGCTAAATGAATACAGACTTAAAACTTTTGAATCTTATCAAAGCTAATCAAGCGGAGTTTGCGCTTGAAGCATTGAAAAGACCTCAGAAACGCGATACTTTTGAGTATGGGTATCGCGTGGGTATGGTTGCTGGACATGAAGCAGCTATAGACATACTTTTAAACTTGATAGATGAGGATAGGAATGGAAACGATGACTTATGAGGATGCACTTGTAGAGGCTTTTCCAGCGGCAGACGCTGGTATTCGGCCTTTCGGTAGCCGCGTTCTGGTTCAAATACGAACAGCTAAGACACAAACAGCTGGCGGTATTATATTAACAACAGACACAACAGACACTGAAAAGTGGAACACTCAAGTAGCTAAGGTCATTTCACTTGGTCCGTTAGCTTTCAAAAATCGTAATACGATGGAAAGTTGGCCAGAAGGTGATTGGTGCAAAGAAGGTGATTTTGTACGTGTAGCTAAGTACGGAGGCGATAGATGGGAAATTCCTCTTCCTGAGTCTTCTACTGGTGAGACTGCGATGTTTGTTATTTTTAACGACCTTGACATTATGGGTAGCGTTGCTAACCCACTTAAAGTCAAGGCTTTCATCTGATAAAGGAGATGAGTAATGGCTGAACAAGAAATAGTTGATGAGATTTTAGTTGACGATGTTCTAAGCGAACAAGACGACAATGAAGAAATTGTAATCACAGAAGAAGCACCTGTTGAAGAAGAAGCGGAAGATGATAGTATTAAAGCTGAAGCTGAAATAGAAGAAGATAACGCTGACGAAGAACGTAATGCTATTCGTCAACGTAGACGTAAAGAAAAAGCTGAACGTAAAGAACGTCAACAGACAGCAATTAAACGTGATAAGACAGAGTTAGATTTTCTAAGAGGTCGTAACGATGACTTAGAAAGACGTATCAGTACACAAGAACAAAGAGCGCATAAACAAGAACTTTCAAGCATTGACCAAGCGATTGCTCAAGCTAATAAAGAAGTTGATATGGCAGAGCGCGTTATTGCTAAAGCGGTTGAACAGAACAATGGCAATGATGTTACCAAAGCGATGAAGTATCGTGACGAAGCCATGAACAAGGCTCAACACCTTACTTATAATAAACAGCAAGCATCTCAGCAAGCGGTGTCGGCACCTCCAACTCTTGATGACCGTACTATGCATCTAGCTAAACAGTTTATGGATGATAACCCGTGGTATGACTCAAATGGTCAGGATGAAGATTCAGCTATTGTAATGGCTATTGACCAGTCTCTTAGTCGAGATGGTTATAATCCTCAGACGGATGAGTATTGGGATGAGTTAACAGCTAGAGCTGCGCGCAGATTACCTGAAAGATTTGAAGATGAAGTGTCTCCAAGTAAAGGAACGCGCAAAGCAAGGGGTGGTCCAGCAGTTGGATCGGGCAAAGAACATGCTCCATCTTCGACTAGGAAAGAAGTTTACATTAGTCCAGAACGTAAATCAGCCTTAGTAGAGGCGGGTGTTTGGGACGACCCAGTACTAAGAATGCGTTACGTAAAAAGATACGCAGCTTATGACAAAACGAACAACTAACACACTACTTGCTTTTTTAGCAAATATAAATGATAATAAACCCATCGCTGTATAGGAGCGACTAAATATGAGTAAAACAGACGAACGAGTAAAGAAATCCGTAGATGAAGGACGTGCAAACCGTGCGATGGTAGATCGTGCGCATACCGAAAGTCGGGAAGTCACCGAAAACGAACGGGTAGAAATGTTCCGTCAACAATTATTTCAATCTTCATTACCAGATTTACCAGAAATCAACGGCTGGCATACGTGCTGGCTTACAACGACTAATCCTCGTGATTCAATCCAAGGTCGTATCCGTTTAGGTTACGAGCCTGTAAAGCCTGAAGATGTACCGGGCTGGGAATATGCAGCACTCAAAACGGGTGACTGGCAGGGATTCATTGGGGTTAACGAAATGCTGGCTTTTAAATTGCCAATGTCGCTATATGAGAAGTATATGATGGAAGCCCATCACGATGCTCCTTTACGCGAAGAAAGCAAGTTAACAGACACGGCTGATTTCCTTAAGCAACAGGCTGAAGGGGACGGTAGTAGCATTGCAGAAGGTGATGGTAACAAGAGTTTTGGAGAGAAGCGGCAAGGTCGATTTGATCTTGTCTGACGAACAATCTATTAACCAAGGAGTTCAGTATGTCTAGTACATCTGCACCATTTGGCTTTCGTGCTTCTTACCACAATAGTGGACGAATTACAGCGAAAGCGTACGTTATAGCTTCGGGATATGCGCAAAACATCTTCCAAGGCGATCCAGTAAAACTAGTTGATGGTGGAACTATCCAACTAGCGACATCAGACGGAACAAGATCAGGTACAACTGATGGCATTAACATGTTGGGCATTTTTGCAGGCGTTGAGTACTACGATTCTACGGGTCGTCCATCTCTATCACCTTTCTGGCCAGCAAGCACAACAGGAACAGAAGTAGTCGCATTTGTCTACGATGATCCAGAAACTATTTTCGATGTTGAGTATCCTAACCCATCAGCTGGAACTACGGTTCAAACAGCTGTAGGTGAAGAATGTGATTGGGTTGTAGCAAGTCCGGGTGGTAACACTTCTATCGGTCTTTCTTCAACAAAATTAACAGCAATCCAAAGCACCAGTGGTCAATTTCAAATCACAGGTATTGCGGGCGGCGCTGACAATTCATTAACAGACGCTCATGTAGTGGTATCAGTTCGTATTAACGAACACCAGTACAAAGCTGCTGTAAACTCAGTATAAGGGGGGAATAGACTATGGCTACTCCAATGCGTAGTACAGACTTCCGATCAGTCGTTGAGCCAATCCTCAACGAAGTTTTTGACGGAGTTTACGATCAACGAGCTGATGAGTGGAAGCAGGTCTTCCGTGAGCAGAAAGGTATTCCACGCAACTACCATGAAGAACCAGTTCTTTACGGTTTCGGCGCGGCACCTGAGCTTCCAGATGGCATGGCTGTCACTTATGAGTCAGGTGGTATTTTATTTGTGCAACGTTACCTTTACCATGTCTACGGTCTTGCATTTGCATTGACTAAAGTATTGGTTGAAGATGGCGATCACATTCGTATCGGTCAAACATACGCTAAACATTTAGCGCAATCTTTGATCGAAACTAAAGAAACTTTAACTGCTAACATTATGAACCGAGCTTTTAACGGTGCATTTACAGGCGGTGACGGTGTTTCTTTGAGCAGCAATGCTCATCCAATTGTTAACGGTACGTTCAGTAATGTTCTTACCACTTCTGCTGCGTTGTCTCAGACTTCACTTGAGCAAATGCTTATTCAGATCCGTAACGCTGTTGATAACAACGGTAAACGAATCAGATTGGCCCCAACTCAAATCGTTACTGGTCCAAGTAATGTTTTCCAAGCGGAAACATTGTTAAAATCAGTACTGAAAGCTGGAACAGCTGACAACGACATTAACCCCATTAAATCAATGGGTCTTTTGTCAGACGGTCAAGCAAACCTTTCTCGCATTACTTCAAGTACTGCTTGGTGGGTTCAAACTGATGCGCCAGAAGGTTTAAAACTTCTAATGCGCCGTGGTTTGGAAAAATCAATGGAAGGCGATTTTGCAACTGACTCTATGCGTTATAAAGCGACAGAGCGTTACACAGTCGGCTGGACAGATCCTCGTGGTGTCTTCGGAACTCCGGGAACCTAGAGAAGTAATCTCCCTGACTTTATTTTTAAAGTCAGGGAGACTTTTTTAAAAGAATTTCTTTTTTTGCTGACAGCTTCGGCTGACTACATGCAGACAGCAAAAAATATTTTAACTCGCATGTGAGGAATTTATCATGAGCTCTACTACTTTTTCAGGTCCAGTGACATCTACCAATGGTTTTGTTGGTACAATTTCAGGCGCATTTAAGGGTGATGTACAAACAGTCACTACTTCTACAGCGGCTAATCTTACAACTCTGTCTACAGTTATGGCACCTCCCGGTGGTGGCAACTTGGCGGTCACACTAGCTGATGGTTATGCTGGGCAATTAAAAATTCTTACCGTATCTTCTACAGGTGGCGGTTCAGCAGTAGTCACTCCAACCACATTTGCTAACGGTTCGACATTGACGTTTAATGCCGCCGCTGACACTTGTATGTTACTGTTTGTTGCAACTGTTGGGTGGACTCTTGTATCTGATCGTAGTGTGACTGTAGCGTAAGGAGTAAATCATGAGACCAGTAAAAATAGGACCTTTGACTCCTAGTGATACCAGCACTGTTTGGTTTAATCCTGCGTCACTGACAAGTACGGGAGCAGCAGTTGCTCCTTTGCAGACCAGTACGTTAGATAATCTAGCTCATAGAATCACCTTAACCGCACCCGTCCAAGCATCATTGGCGGCGATTGCGTTCACTGTGGTTGGCACTGATGCAGCTGGTAATCCTCAGACTGAAGTTATTGCAGCTGGACCAGTCAGCGGAGCAACGGTAAATAGTACTAAGTTCTTCCTAAGCGTTTTGACAATACAACCTAGCGCAACTATGGGTACTGGTGCTGGCGCAAAAGTATTAGCGGTAGGTTTATTGGCTGAAGCTATTGGTTACTGGGTTAATTTAGAAAATACCATGTCTGCTCCTATGGTAATGGTTAACGTAACTGGGACAATTAACTACACTGTTCTTCAAACACCAGCCAACATCTTTGATGAAGTAGGAACTGCTTATACCGCTCTGGGAATAGCTATTCCCAATATGAGCGCGGTAACAACTCAAGTTCTAGCAAATGGTGGCGAAAGCTGCCGAGCAATTATGCTTAGAGTTAATTCATTCACAGCTGGAGCCACGATAACCGCACACATAAATAATTCAGGTGGCGGTTACTAATAACTATTAAATACTAGGAATACTATTATGAAACAAGGTTACAATGACCGTTTAGATGATTCAATGGGTGCTAGAAATGGCAAGAAAAAACAATCAATGACATCTCGACGTAACGAAAGTAAAGGCACTGAAAAGTCAATGGGCAAAGGCGCTTACTCTGGTGATACTAGAATGATGAAGAGTGGCGGTAAAGTTGAGGGCTACGCTAAAGGTGGCGCTAGTAAGTTGGAGCTGTTGAAGAGCAAGCCGGGTGGAATGCTTTCAGATTATGAACGGGAAGCTCCCGCTCGTGCTGAACGTGCTGCTCGTAAAGCTCGTAGTGATAAGAAAGATGCTCGTACTAAAAAATCAACGTTTGGCGGAATTGTTTCAGATGCGGAAAAGACAATTTCAAAACGTATTAAGGCTGGCGCTGCGGCCGGTGCAATGTCTGGGTTTAAACAGATGGGATCTATGAAATCAACGTTTGGCGGAAATGTTTCAGAAAGAAAAACGACTGGTGTTCGGCGTAAGGCTAAGAAACCTATGAAAAACTACTAGGACGAGAAGTATTTCTTCAACATTTATAGGGCTTGCTGTATCAGCGACCATAACAGCTAAAAACATATGGGAAAGGTATGGCTTATTCTGGCAACATTGGGATCAAAACATTTAATGCCCTGAAAGTGATTGACCATGCTTTCAGAAGGTGTCGCTTGCCCGCACAAGCAATAACGTCAGAGATGCAAGAGTACGCTCTTGATTCTCTGACGTTTATGCTTGATGAGCTTGCTAACATCAAAACTCCATCGTGGTGCATAGAAAAACAAATCCTACCTTTATATCAAAACAATCAAATTGTTACTCTACCAAAGGGAACAATAGATGTTTTAAATCTAGGATTAAACATACCTCAAGTGCTTAGTGGAACTGTTACGGCTGTCAATACGTCTTATAAAGTTAATTTTACAACAGCAACAATAGTTAACTTTATTGGAATAAAATGGTCTGCCACAGCCGTTCCTGTTACTTTTCAAACCAGCGCTGATAATGCCGCGTGGACTGATGTAGGTACCTCAACCAGTAAAAACTTAGCCACTAATGCTATAGCAGGAGCTGGCGATATAGTGTGGTCCGAGATAAACGGTGCGTTAGCTAAACAGTATTTTAGGATTGTACCAACAGATGGTGCGTCTACAATATCTTATACTTCCATTACTTTAGGAAATACACCACAGTCTATTCCTTTAGGTATCTTAAGTAGAGATAACTATGTTAATCAGAGTAATTTAGTTTTTACAGGTCGTCCTAGTAGTTTTTACTACCAAAGAGACCTTCCAGAACCCGTTGTTAATTTATGGCCAGCGCCTGACGCGGCATCAGAAAATCACGTATTAATTTTATGGCGGCATCGTCAAATAATGGATACTGATAATTTACAACAACAAGTAGAGATACCTAGTCGTTGGTTAGAAGCCATAATAAACGGTTTAGCTGCTAGAGTTTGTGCAGAAACACCTAGCTCCGACATAGCACTTGTTGCTTCTCTTGAAGCAAAAGCAGTTGTTAGTTTTCAACGCGCATGGGACGGAGACAACGATGGTTCTGTAATTCAAATTAATCCGGGCATTGGGGTTTATACAGCGTGAGTATATATCTTGATCCAACGGGTCAACCGACACTTGGAATTGCCTTGTGTGCGCGCTGCTCACGTAAATTTGTATTAGCTGATTTATTTCCAGATCCAAATTTCCCCGGACTTATGGTATGTCAAGAAGATAGGGATGAATTAGACCCTTATTTATTAGCGCCAAGAAGACCCGACCAAATTGTTTTGCCTTTTAATAGGCCAGACACAAATATTGACACACACCCTTCAGGAGTTATCCAAGAAGCAGGTGACGAATTTATTATCGCTGAAGATGGCGAAGAATATCTGGAGATGGATTAATGGCGAACGTTCCTAGCAATTTAATACCAAGTAGGGTTACACAACTCCCTATAGCACCTGTTGCTTCTCCCGATGGATTACTCCTATTTACTTATCAGGGAGTTAGTTACCAAGTTAGAGCAGGAGACTTATTACAAGTATCTGGTGTTCCAACAACAAGACAAGTTATTGCTGGAACGGGCATGACTGGAGGTGGTCCACTTAGCTCTGATGTTACTCTAAGTATCGCTAATGGCGGAGTAGGAACAACTCAACTTTCTGATACAGGAGCTACTGCTGGAACTTACGGTGATTCTACAAATATACCCGTTTTAACAGTTGACGCTAAAGGGCGAATTACAGCTGTCACTTCTGTTACTGCAACATTAACTGGTTATGTACCAGTAACTAGACAAATTATTGCAGGGGCAGGTTTAGAAGGCGGTGGCAATCTTAATAGTAATGTTACTTTAACAGCAGACTTTGAAGATACAGCACCGTTAACTTCAACTACTGGTGGCGCTGCTGGAACTCTAAATGAACTTTCACGAGGAGACCATCAACATCCTCCTGTAGATTTAAGTGACCAAAATCAAATTGACGGTACGTTGCCAATTGACCAAGGTGGTACAGGTAAATCAAATACAAGCACGCCGGGCGGAATAGCTTATGGTGGCGGTAATGATATTAGCTTAGGCGTAGTAGGTATTTCGGGCCAAGTTTTAGTTTCAGGTGGTACTGGAGCATATACTTGGGGTTCCGCGATTATTCAAACGGACCAACCAGCGAATGTATTTTATGGTGGTCCAGCTTCTGGTGGAGCAGCTCAAACAGGTTACAGGGAATTAGTTAACGCTGATTTACCAGTTTCTGGAGTTACCGCTGCAACTTACGGCGCTGCTAATGCTATACCAATAATTACCGTAAATGCTGAAGGTGTTGTTACTAACGTAACAACAACAGGCTTTTCAAGTGGACTAAGTTTTCAAGGTACATGGAACGCGGCAACGAATACGCCAACATTAGCATCAGGCACTGGTGTAAATGGTCAGTATTACATAACAAATGTCGCTGGAACAACAAACTTAGACGGTATAACAGACTGGCAAGTTGGCGATTGGGCTATATTTAATGGGACTGTTTGGCAGAAATTAGACCAATCAAACACTGTTATATCGGTAAATGGTCAGACGGGGGCTGTTAACTTAACAGAGATAGCAAACGTTGCTGGAGGCGCTGCAAACAGAATAGTTTATAATACAGGTGCTGGAGCTACTAACTTCTTAGATGCCCCAACGGTAACTGATACATTTCTAAAGTGGAACGGTTCCGCCTTTGTTTGGACATCAGCTATAACATCGGCTGTTACTAGTTTTACAGCAGGAAGCACTGGATTAACGCCAAATACGGGTACGACTGGTAATGTTACTTTAGCTGGTACTTTAGTCGCTGCAAACGGTGGTACAGGGATAACAGCAGTTGGGGCAAGCGGAAATATCTTGACCTCTGACGGAACAAATTGGACCTCTGCTACACCAGCAGTTGGTGTAACACTTGATGATGTAGTGGCCTTGGCCGTTGCACTAGGATAGGAAATATAATGGCTAATACATTTACAAGAAAATTATCGACTGGCATTGGTACAGCACTAACTGCTGTTGGTGGATACAGTGTTGGGTCTTCTACACAAACTACTGTTATTGGTTTAACGGTTGCAAATACAAGCGCTGCCACTGTTAATATAGACGTAACAGTTAATGATGGGAGTACTGACTATTATGTAGTCAAAGACGCTCCTGTTCCTGTTGGGGGCGCTCTTGTTCCAATTGGCGGAAATCAAAAAATAGTCTTGATTACTGGTGATTCTATAAAAGTAAACTCAAGTGCGGCATCATCTGTTGATGCGGTGTTATCAATTTTGGAGATCACATAAAATGTCTAATCCTTATATCGGTAATGCGCCTACAGACATACCTTTAACTACTGACCAATTGGCTGATGGCATAGTAACCACAGCTAAATTAGCAGCGCCTATCGCTCCAACCATTGTTGGTGGTACAATTAACAATACTATTATTGGTGGCACAACTAAAGCTGCGGGATCTTTCACAACCGTAACTGCGACGACAGGCATAACGGGCGGAACATTTTAATGCTATTAATAACAAGAGGACATCATCATGGCTGAAACAGGCTATACACCAATCCAACTATATCGCACGGCAACTAGTTCAGCTGTTCCAACTGCTGGTAACTTAGCCGAGGGTGAGCTGGCAATAAATACCAATGACGGTAAATTATTCTTTAAGAACTCTTCAGGAGCAGTTACTGTTCTTGCTGATGTTACTCCAGCACCGGCGGGCGTTTCGTATGTTGCTAAAACTGCCAATTTTACAGTCTCAAACTTGCAGGGTGTTCTTGCAGACACTAGCGGTGGAGCATTTACTGTTACTTTACCTGCTTCACCAACATTGGGTGATCAAGTTATTATTGCTGATTCTGGTGGTGCTTTCGGTACTAACAACTGTATCGCTGGTCGCAATGGATCTACGATTGAAGGCACAGCGGCTGACCTTAATTTAGACATTACTGGTATTTCTGTACAGTTCGTGTACAGCGGTACAACTTGGGAAGTTTATGCTCAAGTGGGTGGTAATGGCGGTGATCTTGTTACTTTAACGGGTACTCAGACGCTAACTAATAAGACGATGACCTCTCCGGTGTTGAACTCTCCGGTGTTGACTACCCCTGCTTTGGGTACTCCTGCTTCTGGCACACTAACCAACACAACGGGTTTACCGCCTTCTGGCGTTGTAGGCACGGCAGCTATTCTTGGAGCTAATTCATTTACGGGTACTCAGAACTTAGCCGATCAGATTGTTCAGCGTCCTGTTCTTAAAGACTACGCTGAAACTAAAGTAGCAATGGCTGCTAATGACGTGGACTTAGCGCTGGGCAACGTGCAAACCAAGACTATTTCAGGGGCGCAAACAATAACATTCTCTAATCCATCAGTTTCTGGTAATGCATGTTCATTTTCGTTAATCCTAACTAACGGTGGTAGTGCAGCAGTAACTTGGCCTACTTCGGTTGATTGGCCAGCCGCTACAGCTCCTACGCTTACAGCTGCTGGTGTTGATGTTCTTGTTTTCATTACGATTGATGCAGGTACTACGTGGTACGGGATCGCCTCTGGAATAGGGATGGCTTAAAGATGACTATTGAAAGTAAGTTATTAGGTGTTAGCCCTAGCGGTGCTGCTGCTAATGTGGCTGATGTGTTTAGCACTTACGTATACACGGGTAATAGCACCACACAAATTAATGCAAATGGGATTGACCTTGCTGGTGAGGGTGGGTTAGTTTGGTTAAAGTGGAGAAGCGGATCTAACGGGTTTGGTCATGCGCTTTACGATTCTGAAAGAGGCGTTACTAAAGAATTAAAAAGCCAAACAGCAGGCGCTGAATCAACAGAAAATAGAATAAGCAGTTTTAATAGTAGCGGTTTTACCCTCACAAGTAACACAGAAACGAATTTATCGGCTAACAAGTACGTCTCATGGACATTCAGAAAAGCCCCTAAATTCTTTGATATTGTGACTTATACGGGGAATGGGA